CCCATGAAGAACCACATGACTGGTCGGAACAAGCTAAAGAGGCGTTGGGGCAATTACAAAATGCTTTAGAACAAGAAACCACCATGCTACGCCAGCAACAAGCTGAAATAGAGGCGTTAAAAATGGAAATACATTCTTTGACTTATGGCAAAAGACTTGCAGAATACTTGAAAAAGGCACAAGAGAAATGAACAATAAACCAGTAGCGTGGATTGCGGTAGGTGATAACACAAGTGTATTTTTTGATTTAGATTGTGCTTTGGCAATTGATGAAAACCCAACACCACTCTACACCCATCCAGCAAAAGAACTAGATGAACAGTTTAAGAAAGGTTTTGAAGCTGGCAAAGAAGAAGGGTGGAAAGCCCATAAGTTTCACCATCCAGCAAAGACACTAACAGATGAGGAAATAGAGGAAGTGCGTATAACCATTATGAACACCGCATACTGGTGCGCTGATGAAAATATGTCAGAAGCATATAACGCAGTCAAAGTATGTTGTAGTGAAGTATTAGCAATATTAAGAAAGGCACAAGAGAAATGAGCTTAATTGAAATGCGTGAAGATTTATGCACCCAAAAACGAGTTAGTAGGTCAAGAGTTACCTACGATATTAACTATGACCAAGAAGTTATTTATACCCAAGAAGGTTGGAATGATGGTCAAAATACAGTTTGGGACAATGAAATAGGCATTGTTTTGGTAGATGCTTTATCTAAACATAAAAAGGTACAAGAGAAATGAACGCTAAAGAACTGGCTGAAGATTTAGAAGGCGCTAAGTTAGTAATTTTAAGACTACAAGCTGAAATAGAGGCGTTGAAAGCAGAAAAAATTAGGGCTTATGACAATGGATATGAAGATGGTAGAAAGCCTAATACAAATAAGGCACAAGAGAAATGAGCCAATCAATCATTCCTACCCACACTCTTGACCGCAGTGTAATCAAGTGGGAGGATCACTTAATGGATCTCACTCCCGTTGAGAATCACAAAGGCATGTGGTTCAAGCGGGAGGACTACTTCAATACGCTCGGTTACGGTGGACCGAACGGGAGTAAGTTGCGCCAGTTAATTTATTACATGACAAAGAACCGAAAAGGTAAGACGCACGTACTCACTGGTGCGTCAATTCAAAGTCCGCAACTTTCAATGTCCGCTATTGTGGGCGCGCACCTTGGTTTACCTTCCCGCATGGTTGTGTACTCAAAGCCTGACACTGTATTGCGCCATGACAACCCGCGTATTGCTAGGGGGTTCGGTACGCAGTTTGAGTATGCCGCAGCACCGTACAACCCAGTGTTACAGCGCATGGTAGGTGACCTTACCCGCTCTGACTCCCTAGTAGTTAACTATGGCATTACCGTTGACCATAGAGAACACCCTGAAGACTTGATGGGCTTTCATGACGTCGGGGCTAATCAGACGAGGAACATTCCGGATGAGGTCAAGACTTTAATTGTACCCGCTGGTTCATGCAATTCACTCTGCAGTATACTCCTTGGGCTTTCAAGAGATGCGCACAACATTGAAACATTATTTACCGTCGGTATTGGACCCAGTAAAGCCCAATGGATTCGGGAACGCGCAGAGATTATGGGTATCAATCTTGACGCATTGCCGTTCAGGTGGAAGCATCATTCCTTGCATGACACGGGCTACTCAAAATATACTGATAAATTTAATGGTGAATCTTATGACGGAATCAAGTTTCATCCCACGTACGAGGCAAAAGTTTGGCGATATTTAACTCAACAAGGGATGGACTTTGATGACAGCGCACTTTTTTGGATTATAGGGTCGGAGCCGAAGTTAAGCGTAATTACGCCTCATTTTACGCATCCTTTTTCTAACTAAGGGTTTTCACTCAAAAATAATTGTTGCCTTTTATAAATTTCTATGCTATAGTTTTTTACATAGCTTCACAGGATAGTAAATTAATAACCCAAATAAAGGAAATACAAATGAACGCAGAACGTAGAAAACAAATCCAGTCTTTAATTGCTCAAGTTGAAGACTTACAATCTGAAATCAATGGTATACTCGAGGCTGAACAAGAATCTTTTGACAACATGCCAGAAGGTTTGCAATCTTCTGAGCGCGGTGAAAAAGCAGAAGAAGCAATTCAGCAGTTAGAAGAAGCAGCAGGTTATTGTGATGAAGTTGTCAATGGCTTGCATGGTGCAGTAGAAGTTTAATAATCTAAATAAAGGAAATACAAATGACTTCACGTTTATTCCACATTGGTCCTGAAATTGAAAATCCAGCTGCTTATGGAGAGGCAATTTCTAGAAATATTATTACCAACGCTAAAAAGACTTTCAGCCGTAATTATCCTGACTATGCTGAAATTGAAGCGTTCCTGTCTCAAGGTTATGAGATTGACGCTCATGAGCGTAAGATTTATAAAGACGGCTTTGTTGGTTCAGTTGCCTCTGCGTATGACACATACGGTAAATTAACCGAGAAGCAAGTAGCAGCAGTTCGTAAGTGCATCATCCAGCGCGATGCCCGCAAGGCAGAGTGGGCTGATAAACAGGCAGCTATCGACGCTGCTCGTGAATATGTCGGCATCATCGGTGATAAAATTGTTTTAACTTTGGTCTTGAAGAAAGTAATCAACATTGATACTAACTTCGGTCCAATCGGTATCTTTATTTTTGAAGATGCCAACAAAAACGTAATCATCTACAAAGGTGGTTGCGATGCAGTATGGAACCTTGCAGAGGGTGAAACAGTAACTCTCAAGGCGACAGTGAAGGAGCATGGTACTCGTAATGGTGTAAAACAAACTTTGATTCAACGACCAAAAGCAGTTTAATAAACTTAATAAAGGAAATACAAATGAACTCTATCTCTACTAAATTAGTTAATCAAGCACTCAGCCAATCTGCTCAGATGCAGGATCTTGACCGCCTTGGCTTATTGCAGGCTCAGGCAGCTGAACTCAATGAGCAGATTGAGCAGCTCAAAGACGTATTCAAGAACGCTGGTGAGGGCACTTATGAGGGTGACCTTTATAAAGCTACGGTGACCCTGTCTCAGCGTTCTACGTATGATTATAAACAGATGGTTGCTGACCTCGGTATTACTATTGAGCAATTGCAAAAGTATTACAAGTCCACTGCTTCAATCGCCATTCGTGTAACCGCTAGATAAGAAAGGATGCCCCTTCGGGGGCACATTATGAAATACGCAGGTCAAGGTAAAAAAGAATACATCGTAATCAAGTTTGATGACTATCTCAATGACTGGAGAGCCTTTACAAAGCCAGTTACTATTAATCAGGCGGCTTGGATCATTCGTGACGCGCCCGCCCTCAAGTTGGACGTAGTGCGCATCAAAAGTTGGAACGGAGAAATCCCCGCGTGAAATTAATCTTTACACTTTTATTTTTTCCAGCTATACTTTGGTTTTACGCAGTCGTATTTATCAGCATCCCGTCTTACGTTTTATTTTTGATAACTAAATAAAGGAAATAACAATGGCTAAAGCATCTAACTTTTTAATGTCTATGTATTGCGGTGATACGTTGCTAGACGTGTACGGCTACGTTGACAAAGATGAACCCAGCGTAGGTCACGTAGGCGGAATTGATATTGAGGACGTCTGCATCGCTGACACAGAAATCAGCGTATGGGAAATGATTCATGCGCTTAACTTTGATAAATTTGATAAACAAGCTCAAGAATCTTGGAGGGGATAAGCATGAAGAAAATTACATTTGAAAGACTCGCGGACTTTAAGAACTATATTCTTAAGCCGCACCCCATGCAACACCGCATTGATGAGTTCCGCTCTATTCCTTCGTTGTATAGATTGCAGGTAGCAGATTTTAAGATCAAGCTAGAAGGCGAATATGATCCTGACGTTGATGACCTAGAGGAATATGAAGAACCCGTATCAAAAGTAGAAGAGGAAGTAGAACCAGACCGCGACTTAATCATGGAGAAAATATATGACAAACTATAAATGGGAATGGATTGGCGTCATCATCCTCGGCATAATACTAGGTTGCATGTTCGGCTGGGGGTTTTGATGCGAAACAAATATCTTGACCTGCCGAGTAAGTGGCAGGTGATTGGCGCGATTTGCATAGGTATTGTGGGCTTGAGTTTTATTTACGTTGTGTTTAAAATTACTATAGGAATAATATTATGTCTGATAAGTCTATTATGAATTGGGAACAGTCTTATGACGATTGGGTCAAGCTACTTGAACGAGCCAATGCAAAAGATATGCTCAATGACCCAAAAGCCTGTTTTGATGAAGGATGGCGTCAAGCAGCTATGATCGCCGCTTCAATCGTGCAACACAATCAACACGCAACACCACTTGAAATTGCAGTATTTATTGAGCGAAAATTATTAAAATGAACTATCAAAAAATTTACACTTTGTTAATTGATAATGCCAAACTACGTGATTCAATTGACGGATATAAAGAACGTCATCACATAATTCCTAAATCTTTAGGCGGTTCTAATGATAATTCCAATTTAGTTGATTTAACAGCTAGAGAACATTTTATTGCTCATTATTTGTTAGCAAAGATTCATGGAGGATTAGCATGGAGAGCTGTTATTTGCATGAAAGGTTCAAATAACGCTTATGTTAATTCTCGTTTATATCAAGTGGCTAGAATAAAATTTTCAGAAGCTCAAACAGGTAGTAAACATCCAATGTTTGGTAAAAAGAATCCCAAACGCTCGGAAATGAATAAATTAACAACTGGTGACAGACATCCGATGTATGGTAAAAAACATTCTGAAGAAACTTTAATTAAATTTCGTTTTCCAAAATCTGAGCAACATAAACAGCGTTTATCAAAATCAAGAAAAGGAAAATACGCAGGTGAGAATCATCCTATGTATGGGCGTAAATATAAAGTCCAAGAAGTTGTTAAACAATTTGCATTTAATTATCAATACAATTTAGGAGAATTACATGTCAGAACAATCTGATTTCCAGAAATCATTCTTTGCTAAAGGTACTGGAGGAACGCTTTTTACGCAACGCGAGTTTGATGACGCACTAGCCGAGGCAAAAGCTGAACTCATCGTTCATGCAATTGAAGCTACAAAATACGCCGTAGTTATTGAGCGTGAAGAGTGCGCAAAGATTTGTGATAAGTGGTCTATTGACCTCATGGACGGTAACTTCAACACTGTTGCTGAGGAGATCCGTAACCGCATTCCTAGCCAACATATCTAGGAGCAGCTATGAAGCTAAAACCAGAATCAATTCGTAGGCGTATGGACTTTAATGATTTAATGGATAAATACGCGCTACGAATTCAATTGAAGGTGGACCAGAAATTTGAAGACAGGAATCCAGAAGAAATACCGATTGCCGCATGGGTTTATGTTTTTAGTGATAGGGACGTGGAGAACTTTATGGATCATATTGTAGAGTTTACTTACGATGAAACTTTCAAAATGATAAAGAGAAACGTAGAGGCATTATGAAGAACTTTTTATTTATGATAATCTTTTTTACGATTGGTTATCTCTCAGGTAATTCAAGCTGCTACGCTCAGAACAATGTTCAAGGAGCGATGCAGTATCTGAATCAGTTCGGTCAGAGCGTGGGTTCAGTTATGCCTATCGGTAACTCTCAGGTCGTTCTGAACCAGTATGGGCAACCCGTTGGATTTATTATTCCCAGCGTGCCTATGCCTGCTCCGTTACCTATGCCTACCGCTTTACCCACTTTACCTTTAATGCCAGTTCTGGGGGTGGCTAAATGATACAACCAATTAAACCTGTATCGCCTGTTTACCCGACTCACAATAAGCAGCCGCCAAAGGATAGAAAATGACTGATTATAGATTACCTGAGAACCGTCTTGAATACTTCAAAGCGTTGTACACTATGAACCTTGAATACAAAGCACATCCAGGATTAGTTTATCTCTACATGCCTGCGCTCAAAAAGTATTATGGCTGGACGGATGAGCAGGCTCTCTGGTTTGCTACGCTTAATGGGCACACTCAAAACCCAATCACTAGTTTAAAGATTCTAGAGTTTATTCCTGCAATTCCTGAGAGTAATGAAGAATGGAAAAAAGCACATATTAAGTTCAATGATGACTGGGCTACTCTATCTTTTGATTCTGACCGTAATAAACAGAAAAAAGACACTCTAAAAGGTCTCTACTCATATGCCCAACTCGTCAAAGAGCATGGTTCTCAAGTCAAGCTCTGGAGCGATGCTAACTATGACTCGCTATGGGCTAAGGCTAATAGCATTGTTAGCTTTGGGCGACTTTCTACTTTCTCTTACCTTGAGTATGTAAAAATTAACGGGTTCGGGGCAGACTGCACTACGTTGATGTTTAATGACTTTGACGGCTCGCGCTCTCATCGTAACGGTATGTTGTTTTTGCTAGGAATGGATAATTATGTGTTTGACAAGCGTCAACCTAATTCACATTCAGGAAAATATGATGATTTTGAAGATATGTGTAAAGGGTTAGAAGCTAGAGCCAGTGAAGTTATTAGAGTGATGAAGCCTAATCCTGACCTCGGTCGGTTTACTTTTGAGTCATGCCTATGCCAATTCAAAAATGGATTCTTTAGCCGTCGGTATCCAGGAGTATATGCAGATCTTGGATTTCAAAGAATAGAATGGTATGATAAAAGAAATCTGAGTCAATATACTGAACCTTTTAAAGAAATAAGGGCAAATTATTTACCTGAATGGTTGAGAGAAGAGTGTGAAAAAGATAGAATACCGTTTAAAATAAAGGCTGAGATGTTTGCTAAAACTGGCGTGCCATTCCGCGCTGAACATATACTGGAAAACAAATGAAATCAAATAAAAAGAATATCAGTCAACAGTCATTAGAAGCCTTAGTGATTGCCCTCATGCAATGTAAAGATGAAGATGGGATTCTATTGAATATTAACCCCGCGACAGCTTTTCAAGATTGGCTCTTAAATAAATATCCTGAAACAATACGTAACATGTGGAAAAGACAACACGCATTTGAAGTGCCCGCAAAATATTGAGCTATAATTTCAACTCAATAACCGAATAAAGGAAACACATGAACGTAATTCTATCACTCCGCGGAACTTCAGGCTCAGGTAAGACCACTGTAGCCCGTAAGTTTTTGACAGATTACCCCTGCTCAGCAATAATAGACCCCAACGGTAAAAAGAAACATTGGGGGTATCATGTTGATTTGTCAAGTCAAGGAATTACTCAGCCGCTTTATGTGATTGGTAGTTATGAAAACACTTGCGGAGGTACAGATGGTATCAGTACTCAAGAGGAAATTGCAGAACGAGCCTTGGCTGCTCATCCTAGGGGTCATGTTCTGCTTGAAGGTTTGTTACTCTCAAAAGTGGGTCCAGGAGCAATCACAACACAGATGCTTAAACCAACGGGTTCATACGTCGCGGCTATCCTCGATACGCCCCTCGCAACTTGCCTACAGAGAGTGCAAGCGCGTAGAGATGCCCGTGGGGAAACAAAGCCGTTCAATCCAGCGAATACTGTAAGCGCACATAAATCTACTTATGACGCTTGCGTTAATTTGCATAATGCAGGTGGAGTAAAAATTATTACAATAGATCACACCGATGCCTTTAATGACACTCTAGAAGTTATCAGAAAGGCAGAGAATGGCACTCTTTAATGAATTGGTTGAGTTTGTTAATGAACGAGAACAAATACGCCTAAACAAGGAGAAATCATTTCTACCGCCATATACGCTTGATCCAATACTCGCTAAGTATCGGTTCTGTAATGTGCGTCGTAGGGATGACAGGGTAAGTAAGTGGCTCCTAACTTATTACTATAAGAATGTTCAAGGTGACGTATGGTTCCGCGCCCTGTTAGCTCGTTTGATTAATTGGCCACCGACCCTGCTTTACCTTATGGATAACCTCGTGATTCCCCGCCGCGCTGAGGAGTTTAATCCTTACTTGTTTATTGAGGCGATGAAGCATCTAGAATCCAAAGGTGAAAAGGTATATAGCTCTGCTTATATTGTTTACCCAACGATGGTCAAAGGTAACACAAAGTCTGTAAACCTCGCGGAGTATATTATTGCGCCAATCATCAAGATTGCACCGCAGATTCGTGGGGCGATTGCTTCTGGTTCAATCAAGCATACTACTAATGCGTTAGCTACTTCATTCGGTATTCAAACCTTTATAGCTGGGCAAGTGAGTTCAGATTTAACGTACATACGCGGGCAGCTTGACAATGCTATAGATTTATATTCATGGGCACCGATGGGTCCAGGCAGTCAGCGTGGGTTGAATAGGTTGCATGAACGCACTATTAGTAAAAAGTTTACTGAGGAAAGATTCAATCAGGAATTAACAGAGATCCGTTCAATCTTGATTGATTCAAATAATAAATTAAAAGATTTAACCCTGCATGATTGTCAAAACATCATGTGTGAGTTTGATAAGTATCAAAGAGTAGTAAAAGGAGAGGGTAAGCCTCGTCAGAATTACAAACCAACAACAGAATTTTAATAAAGGAAATAACATGGAAATACGTTCTATCAACGTAAATGAATTATTTACTGATATGCTCTGGCGTTTTAAAACCTCAGGTGTAAAGGTTCAAACTCGTAATGGTCCTGCTTTGCGTATTGATGAACCAGTGCTGACTACAATCATCGAGCCGACTGAGCGCGTATTGTTCTTTGCTGAACGAGACGCGAATCCAATCTTTCACTTAATGGAATCAATCTGGATGCTCGCGGGACGTGATGACGTAGAGTTCCTGAAGCAGTTTAATTCTACCATTGGTCAATTCAGCGATGACGGCGTAAGATTCAACGCGGCGTACGGACACAGGATGCGTAAGCACTTTGGATTTGACCAACTCAAAGAGGTTATCAAGCACCTCAAGACTGATTCTAATTCCCGTCAGGCGGTTATTCAACTCTGGGATGCATCTGACTTCAACAAAAGCACAAAGGATAAAGCCTGTAATACGCAGTTAGTATTTGCTGTTGTGAACGGATGTGTTGATTTGACAATCTTCAACAGGAGTAATGATTTCTGGTGGGGATACTGCGGGGCGAATCCAGTTCACTTCTCTATGATTCAAGAGTTTGTAGCGATTGCGCTTGAGCTGCCAGTCGGTCAATACTTTACGGTGAGTAACAATCTGCATCTATATATTGAACTCTACAACGCTCAGCCGTATGTAGAAAATCCGCCGAGCAGTGAAGTATTTGATGCGTATTCAAACGGAGTAGTCAAGCCTAGTGTTTTGTATCAAGGTGATTGGGAACTATTCCTAACTGAGTGCGAGGCATTCTGCAATGACCCATTCAAGAAAAGTGGATTCGTTAATCCCTTCTTTGAGTTTGTAGCGCAGCCAATGGCTATGGTCGCATATGAGCGTAAGCATAAGATTAGCGATGGCTCATATTGGGCAGATAAGATTTCAGCCTCTGACTGGAAGTTAGCTACTCAGATTTATATTATGAACAGAGAGAAGAAAAATGCTAGCTAAGACTCATTCAGAATGGATTGATAGTTTAGAAGATATTCGTAAAACTTATAAGGAAATCATGAGCGCAAATAATAAGCAGGTAGGTGGTAAGCATTATAAAGTTGACGGGGAGCAGCACTGGGATAGAATCTATCGTCTATACGGTAGAGGTTATTTTGTAGGTTGCGCTACTAAGTATCTTGAGCGGTTTCACCTCAAGAACGGACGGGAAGACTTAGAGAAAGCAATTCACTTTATTGAAAAGCTAAAAGAGTTAGAGTATCCCGTGCAGGCTCTTGACGGCGGTCCAACAGAACGCTATGTAAACCAAGATTAATGGGGACTATTGTTTTTGATACTGAAGTTGCCCCAAACATGTTTCTATTAATGGGTAAGATTCTTGAGAGCGGAGAATACTTCGGTATCTGGGGAGATGATGAAGACGCTCGTGAGCGCGTCAAGTCTCTTTTCAAATCAAAAAATACATTCATTAGTTTTAATGGTTCAAAGTATGATATGCCCGTTATTAGTTATTTTATAGCGGGTAAATCAGAATTAGAATGTAAAAAGCTGGGAGATAGAATCATCGGGGATAACTTGATGCCTTGGGATGCTGAAAAGCAATTCAGGTTCAAGATCCCTATGATTGACCACATTGATTTGATTGAGGTCGCGCCCAGCTTTGTGAGCCTAAAGACTTACGGCGCACGTATGCACATGCCGCTCATTCAAGACCTGCCGTTTCATCATTCGCAGGAGATTGATGAGTCTGCCCGACCAATGGTTTGGGATTACTGCAAGAACGACTTAGATACTACAGAGACGCTTTATAACAAGCTGCAAGGGCAACTCCAGCTTAGAGTTGAAATTAGTAAGGAGTATGGTTTTGATGCTCGTTCTAAATCTGACTCTCAAGTAGCTGAGCAGATGTTTATCAAGCGGCTCAAGTTAAAGCGTTCAAATGCAAAAATTCCTGAGAGCGTGCGGTATATAGTTCCACATTTTATTAACTTTAAACGCGCTGACCTTATTGAATTAACAAGAAGGATGTCAGAGCACGTATATGAAGTTAAGCAGTCAACGGGGCACGTAGAGTTACCTGCCTTTCTGAAGGAAGACCTCGTAACGATAAACAATGGTATATATCAGATGGGCGTTGGAGGTCTTCATTCACAACACGATAGAAAGGTTTGCCATGTTACTGATGATGATTATCAAATTGTTGATTATGATGTTTCTAGTTATTATCCTAGCATTTTGCTTAATTGCAATCTCATACCTGTTAACACTGGTACAACCTTTATTGATGAGTATCGCAAAGTGTTCGAGAGACGATTAGAAGGTAAACGTCAAAAGAACATGGTAATTGCAGATTCATTGCGGATTGCATTGAACGGAACATTCGGTAAAACAGCTAGTAAGTATTCAGCACTGTATTCTCCCGACGTTATGATTAATATTACTCTGACGGGTCAGCTTACTCTTTTAAACTTAATTGAGACTTTAGAGGACAATGGTATTCAAGTTGTTTCAGCCAATACCGACGGAATCATGCTCAAGCATAGGCGTAACGAGGTCACAAAAGTTCACAACATTGTAAAAGAGTTTAGCGACTTGACTGGCTTTATATTTGAGGATACGCCGTATAGAGCTGTTGCACTCAAAGACGTAAATTCATATTTTGCGGTAAAACAAGACAGGTCATTAAAAGTAAAAGGGATATATGCGCCTTTAAGTTTAAATAAAAATCCAACTGCACAAGTAGCTTCAAAAGCATTTGGATTATGGTTGTCTAGAGGCGCTCCAATGATGGAAACTATAAAGAATTCATTATTTTTAGATTTTATTTCTGCTAGAAATGTAACTGGCGGAGGAGAACAAAATGGTAAATATTTAGGAAAAACGGTCAGATGGTACCAAACTAAAGACAAAAATTTTCAACCATTGAGATACAAGGAAAACGGTAATAAAGTTCCAAAAACTGACGGGGCTAGAGCCTGCATGAAAATAGAAGATCCTAATAAACATCCAGAAGATTTGGATTATGAATGGTATCTTTACGAATCAGTTATAATTGCTAACAACTGCGGTTGCGGTGAATGGCTTGACAAAGATTTATTAGAAAAAGCATTGTTGTCAAGGGGTATAAAATCAAAAAAGGCATCAAAATGAATCCGAATTGTTACGTTTACAAATTAGAAGACAAAATAAATGGAAAGTACTATATAGGTTCAAATTATAAGAAAAATTCAAATCCAAGCCATATAGGAACTTCTTATTTTACTTCTAGCAAAATTGTTAGGAATATGTTTAGAGAAAATCCAAATAGATTCACAATAAGTATTCTTTTCATAGGTTATCCTGATGAAGTGATAGAATTTGAAACTTTTACTCTGAAAAAGTTAAATGCTAGAAAAGATGAAAGATCTTACAATTGTCACAATAATGAAGGTGAATTGAACAGTAGAAAAATTGGAAAATTAACTCATGATAGCAAAATAGGAGTTCACGGTAGAAGTAAAGAAAAAATTCTTGAAGATTGTAAAAAAGCAGGTAAAGTGTCATGTGAATTAAGACATATGACTAAAGATTCTGATGGTAAAAGTATTTTTGCAAAGATGATCGGATCTGCTTCCCATTTAGAACGAGATGAACGCGGTAAAAGTATTAGAATGATCAAAGTGGGTAAAGCAACGATGGCAAAACTGCATTCAGAAAAGAATCTTGACGGTAAAAGTTTAATGGTTATGAGAAAATATACTTGTTCAGAATGCGGATATTCTCATATCGCAATGATGATTGGCAAACATCAAAAGAAAACTGGACATTCTGGTAAGGTTTTAAATAATGAGCTATAATTTCAACATAAACGAAATAACAGGAAAGGGAAAAATGCAAGATGAATTAAATCTAGAGCCAGAAGTAGTTTGGGTAGTGGACAACACCCAGCGTAAAACTATCAAGGATGCAGCACGCTTCGGAGAAATTGAACACGTCTTTACTGACGTTCAGTACGATGACCCCGTTGCTCATGCCCGCGAGGTTTTAAAAGATTTCCGAGAAGGTGATTATTTATGCATGATTGGAGATCCAAAGTTGTCAGCAGTGTGCGTCGGAGTATTGGCGCAAAACAATCCTGGGAATGAGATTAAGTTGTTGCAGTTTGACAGCCGAACCTTTCAGTATTTCCCAGTATATTTAAACTTTTAATAAAGGAAATAAACATGAGCTTTATGGATTCCCTCGTGAAGGGAAAGCAGGAACTACCTCCCCGAATTTGTATTTACGGAAATCATGGTATCGGTAAGAGCACAATCGCGGCTCAATTCCCCGCACCAATTTTTGTTAATACTGAGGACGGTATCGATTCATTGGATGTAACTTCATTCCCTCGTGCCTCTGAAATTGGCGACGTAGTAGGAGCTATCAAGACGTTGCTCAAAGAGGATCACAAGTTTAAAACACTAGTGATTGACTCTGTTGATTGGCTTGTTGAGCCGTTAATCTCTAAGAATGTTGAGTCATCGTATGACGCAAAAGACTTAGGATACGGTAAGAATCAAGTTTACGTAGCTGAAGAGTTCCGTGAGATTCTTCAGGGTCTTGATGCACTACGCCGCAAAAAGGGTATGAATATCGTCTTACTCGCGCATGCCTCAGTGGTTCGTTATGAGAACCCTTTGACTGAGCCGTATGACCGCTTTGTACCTAAGTTGCCTAACCGCTGCAATGCATTGTTGCAGGAGTGGTGCGACGTAGTAGCGTATGCTGGGTTCAAAGTGATTGTCAAAAAAGCAGACGTCGGCTTCAATAACACTGTAAACCGTGGAATCACTACTGGAGAGAGATTGTTGCATGTGACTGAAAGTCCAGCGTACATTGCAAAAAACCGTTATGCCTGTCCTGATTCTTTTGAGATGACCATTGAGGAAATCTCTAAAAATATACCTGTAGTATCTTAATAACCTAAAGGAGTAATAAATATGTCTAGTAAATTTGGATTTGATTTAAATGAGTATGAATCAGAAGAACGTAGCTACGAGCCATTACCAAAAGGTGAGTATGAACTCAAATGCACAGAAGCTGAAGAGAAAACAACTCAAAAGGGCGGAACTATGATTGCTGCAACTTTTGAAGTAGTCTCAGGTAAGTATGCTAACCGTAAAATTTGGAACAACTACAACATTCACAACGATTCAGAAAAAGCGCAACGCATCGGTCGTGAGCAGGTTTCAGCATGGGCACGTGCCTGCGGTAAGCCAAACGCTACCTCTGTTGATGAATTGCTTGAGCGTAGTTTTACGGCGGTTCTTGATATTGAAAAAGGCACAAATGGCTACTCTGACCGTAACCGTATTGTAGGCTACGTAGGTAAGGATTCAGCCCCAGCAGTAAAATCTAAAGCTAAAGAGCCATCATTATTAGACTTAGAAGATGACAATCTTTCAACAGCTAAGGTAAAACCAGAAGCAAAAGAAGGTAAAAAGAAAAATCCTTGGGATTAATATTTTACGGGGGCACACAGCTGAAGGTCGTAGTGCTTAAATAAGTATCCTAAATACTGCCCCACCTCTAATAACGCAATAAAGGAAATACATGGCAACTAAAAAACCAGCACCAATCTTGATTCCTGCAGCTGAGGATGAAATGATTGGGCAAATTTACGCAGCTATAAAGCAGCGTCAATCGCGCCCAATGAGGTTGTCTAGGCTCGGTGCGTCAGGCATCGGAGAGGAGTGCCTCAGGAAGATTTGGATGGATTGGCGTGGCTACGGCTCAGTTGAATTTGATGGTCGCATGTTACGTCTATTTGAGACTGGCCACTTGCAGGAAGACCGAATCGTTTCTGACCTCAAAGCTGCGGGGTACACAGTTTACGAAAAGGACTCAAACGGAGAGCAATTTACGTTTACGGACAAAACTGGGCATTTTGTAGTCAAACTAGACGGAGTTATAAAGGGTATACCTTCAGCTGAAAACACACCACACGTACTTGAAGCAAAGACGCATAACAAGAAGTCTTTTGATGAGTTGGAAAAGAAAGGCGTTGTCATTTCTAAGCCGATGCATTATTATCAAGTTCAGGCGGGAATGCTATTCAGTGGCATTGAACGAGGACTATATTTTGCCCTCGGGAAGGATAACGAGGCTATTTACGTTCGGCGTATCAAGCCAGACACGCACACTCAAAATGACATACTCAAACGAATTGACATATTAGTTAATGCAGAAATACGTCCAGCGCGTATTGGTGAGAGTGATGAGGCTTACCCCTGCCGATGGTGCGACTTTAAAGAGGCGTGCTTTGACAAGAAGCCGCCCCTCAAAAATTGTCGTACTTGCGAGTTCTCAAGACCAGTTGAAGAAGGTAAATGGTGGTGTGATCATAACGATTTTAATTTACCTATGGAACTGCAACTTGAAGGCTGTGAATCTTACGTTCAGAAAGGTAAATGATGGCTTATTTTAGTAGAAAAGAAGCATTAGATTATGCTATTGTTTATTGTGAGAAAATAGCTGAGGCTAAATTTCAAACTCCTACGGACTTTGTAGCAGTAGCGGAAATAATTTATGAATTTCTAAATAAAGATGGAGATATGAATGTCAAATGTACAATCAGAACATGAAGACAACGGATTTGATGCGTATTGGGAACAGTTCAATAACGTAGATGTCTTGAAGGCATTAGCAAAAGAGATCTGGGACGATGCATTCAAAGCAGGTGGAAAGAAGCCTTGGTTCAGTCTGACTAAGGAACAAATGAAGGCGATTAAGGAAATGGAGTTTGGTGAATAACATGGCAGATTTTTATTTAGGTATTGACCCAGGAACTTACGGCGCGTTAGCAGTGCTTGACAAAGGCGGCTCTATTGTTGACATATATGACATGCCGACTCTTGAGTATGTATCAGGCAAGTCCAAAAAGCAGCGTGTAAATCCGCAGGCAATTTGTGCTGAACTACGCTTGTTCAAAACTCAATCAGTAGAAGGTATGATTGAGCAGGTAAACGCGATGCCAGGACAAGGCGTAACGAGTATGTTTTCATTCGGTCGTGCACTCGGTATTTTAGAAGGTACATTGGCGGGTCTTGATATCCCCTATACCCTCGTCACACCGCAAGTGTGGAAAAAGGCTATGGGAGCAAATGCATCTAAAGACGGAGCAAGAGAGATGGCGATGCGACTCTGGCCATCAAAGTCTGAATTGTTCAAACGCAAAAAAGATGACGGAAGAGCTGAAGCCGCGCTACTAGCTCTTTATTTGCTCAGGACTAGGAATGGAAGATAAACTCAAAGACGCTCACACTGCAATCATGGCTAGCGGAGTTTGGATTTGTTTTGAAAAACAACCTACAATTAAAGAAGTAGATGAGGCGCGTAGGCTTTTGAATCAATTAACTGATGAACTGATAAAGGAGACTTTAAATGCTAACTCGGCAATTAATCCCTCGCAGGAATAAAAGCCCAATCGAAACTCGACGCAGACAGTCTAGGCACGAGGTTTTAGCGCGGTTTAATTTTTTGAGGAACACTATCTCGTTCGGTAGATATAAACCTTGCAGGTGGTGGGAACATAAACATTCAACTTATAGAAAATGGGAGTATAGAAATGGCAACTAAAAAGCAACCCGCAGTAAAAGTAGAAGCACCAAAGGTTGAAGAACCTAAAGAGGAAGTAGTGGAAGTTGTTAAGGCGGAAAAGCCTAAGCAGACTGAAGCTGAGATCCGTAAAGAGATTGAAGACTTAACTATGCAGGGTCGTGATGCACCAATGACTGACCAGATTTACGGTATAGTGAAACCAGTGCCAAAGGATCCAACAGATATTCTACCTGAACCTAATGGGTTACTGCAGGGAGTAACCGATCCTCTACAACGCTTTATCAATATGTACCAGCCTAGTGAATTTGTTATGAGGATTAATTTTAGAAAACATCTTTTACAAGTTTTAGAAGACTGGAAAGAAAATGGATCATCAGAAAGTTTATGATCATCTAATTCAAAAAGCTGTTTTACAAGAAATGCATTGCTATTAATGCATTGATAAACAGTATTTTTATTTGAAAGGAAATAACTATGGATTCAAATTTTGTTTGGACAGCAGCAGGAACTGACATTACAATCCGCTGGAAAATGAATGGCTGGATTCCGCCGTCAGAACTTCAAGAGTATAGAGACAAGTGGAAGTATTATCAAGAACTTCCACTCCGCTCGTTGGATGCCAACGCTAAGGAACAATACGAATTAGTTCTAAAGCGAGCTAAAGTAGCACGCATCAGATAATTATTGCCAATAGCCTTTAGCTTTTCCAGCTTCATAAGCTAGAGGTGCTCCAATAGCCAACCCCGTACCTATAACTTTTGCAGGTGGGTATGGGGTTAGGCTAGCGAGACCACCTAATCCACCTATAGTGTGCGCAACACCTGCAGCTGTACGACCTTCTGGAAAGTCTTTTGTAGCCTCATATAAATCATATCCTCCAGCTCCACCTGTAATTGGACCAGCTAACTTTCCACCAACCAATTTTGCACCGTTCCAGACTTTACCCATATTAGTGAGTTCATGCAGGGCGGCAGACTCTTGAAGTAGTCGCGCTTTGTCAGCTAGGCGCGCTGCCATTTCTTTATTGCGAGTTACTTCGGTAGGAGTGCTAGATTTTAATTGGTTTAGAGCATCTTCTAAAGATAAAAACTCAGATTTAGCCTGTTGATGCGCTTTTGTCGCTTGAGCTAATTTGTCTCGCGCTGCTTCGGCAATACTACGGTCAACTTTTTCTACACCGCGCGCTGAACTCGCATGAGTGGGTAGCATGATATTTGAGCGTTCGGGTACCATGGCATATCCAGGACCAATCTTAGCTTCTGCATTTTTGACCTGCTTCATAATGTCCCAGACACCTTCTTCATTTTTAGTAGTATCTATTGCGCGAGCAGCGTCAAAATCAGTTAATCCATATGACTTTCCATAGTTCTCAGTAGCAATTCCTCCGAGGGGCTTCACGACGTTTTTACCCTGAGCTGGGGGTAAGCCTTCATCCATTGCTACGAGCTTGCCTAAATCCGTTTTCTGAGTAGATGGAGTGTATATTCCATGTTTAGCTGCTTCAGCTTGAGCTAACTTCAATTCAGCTTCTGCATCTTTTAATACATTTGAAGCAGCTTGATGCTGTTGATGCGTGTCTAAAATATTATTAGCATGGCTTTGAGTTGAGCGTTCAAATGCATTATTAGCTACGTCAGCATTCACCTTAGCCGTATTAAGCGCAGAACCAGTAACTGGAGGTTTGATGACTTCTTCAGTCATAGGTTGATTAAACACCTTACCAGCACCCGCACCTGCTAATGCTGAACCAACGTCCCCTACATCAAAACTAGAAGGAGCAGAAGAAACCGTAACCGAACCTTCAGGAGCAGAACCCGCTTGACCTTGAGTGAGATTATATAATTCAGGATGAGCCTGCTGAAGAAATTGAGCACCCGCATCAGGTTGAGACTGAGTATGAGTTGAACCTTCTTGAGTTAAACTATATAACTCAGGGTGTTGCTGTTGCAACAATTGTGCTCCACTGTCAATTGAGTCAGCCATGATTAATCCTTATTGTTGCGGTTTGTACTTATAGTTATTACTAAGGTAACTATATGCGCTGGCATATTGCTCAGGTACTTTACGGAATGGAGATTCTTTTGAATTAAAGAATTCATTCAAATGAGTATTAGCATAATTCTCACCTTTTTCTCTTACCCAATCAGAATACGCATCTTTTACTGCTAATCCTTTAGAGTTTTCTAATTTACGTTGAGCAGCCCACTTGTCAATAAATTGAGGAATAGTATTCATATTCGTATTCAAGGCTTGCATTTGTTGATCTTCATAGTTTGTCAAGCGCGCACCGAATGCAGTCTGGCGATTCATTTTTAGGTTGTTAATCACCTGTTGAGACATGATCATAGCTGCCTCACTAGCTGCCGCTTTCTGCTCAGTATTCAAAGTTGAATTACGTACTATATTGTCAAACCCAGTTCTGAGATGCCCGATATCGCCTATGGTTACGCCTTCATCAGTTGCACTCATACCGATTTTTGCAAGTTTCTTGATGAATGAATCCTCATCACCTGCCTGCAGTACGCCAAATATTTGATTAGCATCTTTGCGAGTAGCTAAACCATGAAGGCGATCAAGCTGAGCATTAGAAGATATAAAGGCATCGGGTGTTTCACTGGTTAACGCGTCACGCATGGTGTTGTACTGCTTATTACCTGCAACGGCTTGTTCTTTCAATACGGCTTGTTGACCTGCAATACCTAAACCTGAAGATTCCGCGCCTGCCGTTGGTTTTTGTGCATTTTGAGGAGCTGAACCTTTTTGAAACAATAATGAAGGATCAATAGGCTTTCCGTTTTTATCAAGAATACCAAATTCAACATGAGGTCCAGTAGACTTACCAGTAGAACCTACAGTACCTACAGGTTGCCCTTGAGTTAGATCATCACCTGTTTTGACATTAACATCATTCAAATGCGCGTAATATGAGGTTGTTCCGTTAGGGTGCTCAATAATAACTCGATTACCATATCCGTCAGGTGATTTTTCAATTGATGATACTTTTCCTGGTAATACAGTCTGCACTGGAGAATTAAGAGGAGCAGCAAAATCAATACCATTATGTGACTCAATTTTAGAATTATCAAATGGATTTTTACGCTCTCCAAATGGGCTAGAGATTGTAGCTTTTTCAACGGGATAATTAAGTCCAAAACCTTGTTGGGCTGCAGGAGATTGAGCCGTAGAAGGTTGAGGCGTAGAAGGTTGAGTTACATTAGGCAATGCTCCTGGGAATTCAGCATTTAAACGAGCAGTGGCTACGTTAGCATTAGATGCCTCTGCTCCTGCTTTTGTTGCCTCATTTGTGAAGCCAATCATATTCTTTAAAATTTCACCACGAGCTGGAGATAAAGAAGCTACCAATGGGTATATAGCCTGCAACTTTGCAGATTGAGAAGCATCAATATTGCCTGAACTTAAAGTATTAGGCACTTCAGAGGGGGATACTCCTAGGGTTTGACCCATTAATCCAAGGGCTTTTGCATCATTCTGCATGGTGTATTTTTGACCAGCAATTTGAGCACGCATCATAGCTAGACTAGGGGCTATGTCTTTTTCATGCTCTATATCTTTACCCATAGCTCCCGCCGCATTACCTGCAGACTCAGCAAAAGAACCGCCGCGAGTAGGAGCTAAAAAACCTTGAGCTACATTAAACCAGTTTGTACCTCCACGGTTCTGCAGGGAATCTGCAACCTTGGTTAATGCATCAACATACGCCTGTTGAGCCTCTGGATCTGTACCGATTCCAGCCGGAGCAGCTGGTAATGCACCTATAGTTGCCATGATTTATCCTTAATAAGATTTTGACTGAGCGTATTCAGAAGACCTCAGACATGATGGGTGCCGCTTGGGCGTCAGCTTGTTGTTGAGCATAAGCTGCCGCTTGGGCGTCAGCTTGCTGTTGGGCTGCCGCTTGGGCATCAGATTGCTGTTGAGTATAAGCAGCCGTAGCAGGGTTACCAAATTGATCAACAGGTGTACCGCTTGAATCAACATAAGTCGGCATACCTGTACTTGGGTCTGTTCCTGATACGCTAACTCCAGTTGGAAGACCACTTCCACCGTTGCTCGTACTAGAACCACCGTTACCAATCCAGTTAGCTGCACTACTTAATCCGTTAGTTAAGGCGGAGTTGGCGGCAGTTAAACCACTTCCAACCAAGCCAGAAGTAGCAGGTGTCTGCCCATTAGTCGATGCAGGTGAACCAAACAATGTTTGACCCAAGCCCGTTCCAGCCAATGCCGAACCAATACCCGAAATCTGCGCGAGAGGAGAAGTATTGTAAGCACCAGGAATCGGACCAGTATAAGTTGAACTCGTAGCGGTAGGAATTGTAGCACCTTTGAGTAGGTTGGATTCTGCCGTGAGTTGAGTCATTGGATAATTCTGAGCATTTTGACCGATAGTCTGCTGCTGAGCACCAAGGGTAGACAGCGCGTTAACGTCACCTAGACCGAGGTTCTGAGTAGTTGTACCTAGGTTTTGAGCAGCTATACCTGTATTTAGAGCACCTTGTTGAGTTGCAGTTGCAAGATTACCCTGTAGCTGACCAGCATTAAGCTGATTTGCCATTTGAGTATTAGTTAGGTTACCTGCCGTTTGTCCTAATTGACCATAAAGAGCTGCTTGCTGCCCAGCCGCTGTAAGAGCATTTTGATAACCAGACTGTAATGCAGAAGCCTGCTGACCAGTAATACCTAAACCTGCATTAGAAAGGACTTCCCCGAGAGCCTGCTGTCCGCGTTTAGAACCGAATCCACCCGCGCCTACAATACCAGCGGTCGCTTGAGGAGCAAGGTTTTGAGCAATATTAGCTTGACCGAGATTACCGATAGAGTTAACAACGTCATTAGTATATGGAGACATATACTGTTGAACAGTTTGTGAAGTAGGAACAGCTGCCGCATTTAAATAAGGTTGAGCCGCATTAACCGCATTATTACCCATAGCTGTATTAATAGTACCAGCAGCAGCAGCTGAAGGGTTAATACTACCTGCGTAATTTATATTAGAAGAAGCTGTATTTAAAGCAGGTTGATAATTACCAACATTCTGCCCAACTTGACCAAAGGCTTGCTGCTGTAATGGAGCTGCTCCAACATATTGAGAATTTTGAGCAGCTGCTTGACCTTGAGTAGATAACTGATTCAAATAATCAGTATAGAACTGCGGAGTGGCAGTAGCTTGAGCTTGAGTAGTAGTAATATTAGGTAAAGCTGTACCCTGAGTAATAGAACCCGATCCAGGAGCTGAACCTGCTGTTACACCGAGGTTTGGAGGTAATGCACCGACAGCAGCCATATTATGAGTTCCTTGTTTTCTTGATTGCTTCTTTTACATATTGTAACGGAGAAGCCTTTGGGGGGATCTTATCAACTGGCGCAGCTCGTTTGTGTGCGCGTACAGATTTACGGAAGTTATCTAAGAATCTTGCACCAGCCTCAGATGAACCATCACCGAGTGCCGCTACAGTGTCAGCATCAAATACATATTCGTCATTAGCGAGCATTGCAGGAATCTCATCGCTTTGACCAGTACCGCGCCCTTTGACGTGATGACCTGTTTTTCCTGTTACAAATTCAGGTACATGCTCAGCATGACCACCGTTAGCATAACCCACAACTCCACCGTTCTTATAAGTCTGAGTTGTTGAACTACCCATAAGAGACGCTAAAATACGCGGATCAACAACACCTAATTGAGGATGCATTTGAATTAACTGTTCTAATTGAGGGTTAGAAGTAGTAGATGAAGGTAGATTACTAGAGGTCATAACCCCTGGAGTCAAGTTAGCAGGTAAACCATTATTATTTAAACCTGAACTTGGCGCGGAATTACTAGCAGTTCCAGTGTTAAAGTTTACACTAGAGCCAGTAGGAATACCCGCTTGAGAACCAGCTAATTCAAGGTTAGAAAGACCACCACTAGTGGTACCTGCCATTGTAGGTGCACCAGTTTGACTTTGAATAGAAGCAGCGTTTTGAGATTGAATAGCTGCAGTTGGTATACCAGTTGAAGTTGATTTCAGAGTTCCACTAGCTTGAGTAGTAGGGGCATTTACAGAATTAATAGCCGTATTAGCTCCATAACTCGCAGCACTACCCAGAACTTGACCTAATAATGAACTATTAGCATTTTCTCCAGTAGCTGCATTTTGGGCAGCTGTTCCGAGTTGATTCGCGGCAGAAGAAACGCCACCGATAATACCACCTGTTAATGCGCCCGTACCAATGCTTCCGTTATTTACGGCAGCCATTGTACCACCTCGTATGGCTCCATTTAAAGCGCCTTGACTAGTAGGGTCTAAACCTAAATTTTGACCTACAGTATTTGCTACTCCAGAGGCAGCCCCACCCGCTCCACCAATTAGAGCACCAGTGCCGATATTACCACCATTTAATGCCGCACTTGTGGCACCGCTAACTGCACCAGTTAAAGGACTAGCTAGTAATGAAGGTGCTCCAGCTTGAGCTAAACCATTACCTAGACCACCTGAAACTGCTCCCGTAACACCCGCGTTAAGAACCTTATTAGGGTCAATCGAGCCTGTATTTACGAGTTGCCCAAGACTATTCATTCCAGCACTTTTTAAAGCACCTTGACCAGCAGCTTGAAGCGCAGAGTCTGCACTGGCACTGCCTGTAACACTTGCAGCGTCAGCAGCCGTAGTCCCAGCCGTAGCAGCCGTATCACCCGCTACAGTAGCCGCATTTGCAGCAGCTACATCCGCACCTGTAGCGACAGCGGTATCGGCTGCAGCGGTTCCCGCAGCTGCTTCAGTTCCAGTAGTGATAGCGGCGTCAGCAGCGGCAGAAGTAACGGCATCTGCAGTAGCAACTTCACCCGCTGCAATAGCTCCGTCCGCGGCAACAGCCCCGCCGTCAATAGCAGCTTCAGCCGCGAGCGATGCCCCATCAGTAGCAACAGCTAGGGCAACAGTAGCAACTACGGCAACCACTGCCATAATACCACCGCCCCCGCCACCGCCTTCTAAAGTAGCAGGACCATATCCGCCTAATCGTTTTTGGAATGCCCGCTCAGGGAGCATTGAATCTAATGTATATCTCATAAACGTATCATCCAGTTATAATTTGGCTTATCTGGGTCTTGAATCTCTGTGCCTTCTTTATCTGCTAGCTTCTTTAAAAGGTTAATAATCTGAGGATTATCAGCATTTCCGTAGATAGCTTTGATATTGAGTTTTTCAATATCGTGAAAAATAGATATCATAGCTTGAGCTAATTTTAGCGGAGAGTCTTCAGTAAATAAATGAGTTTCATACTCATTATCGCCGATCTTTGCTAATAACAAAACAGAATTTCCTTTAGTTAGCAGGAATCCTAATTTGTGTGTTAGAATATATTGAATGCTGACTAGGACTTTGGTTGAATCCAATCCATGTTTTTCAGCCTCTTTTTTGATAATCTCTGAAGGTCTCATTTGTGTTTCCGTATCGTCATAATACCTACTAATTGTTCTGCCCACTGTTGCCAATCATCAAACAACCTTGGGTCTGGAGTTCCTGAATTAACAAAATATCCAATTCCCTGCATGCCGCTAGCCCAATCACGCCATTTGTCCTCAGGCACTGTACCGAGCTGATTCGCAGCAAATAACTCTGCCATCAAGGCGCACCACTTGTCCCAACTCATTCCGCGAGGGTCGTAGGTTATCATGGGTTGCCTGTTCCGCGCTCATCACCAATGTCGGCACTGACCAATACATTACCTAATTGATAATTTCCGTTGACGGTATTGCTTATGAATTTTAACCGCAATTCACGTCTTTGTTCACGCATGTCAATCTTGAGAGTGTCTGGGTCAAAAACGTAAGGATCTGAATTTTCATTTACGTCATCAGCGTAAGACTTACCAGTTACAACGAGGCTCATCTCACCGACTTGAACGAAGTCTGGCTCAACACGTTCAACGCGGATCCAACGGTTTAAACCTTTAATTTGTTTTGGTCCTGGACCACCGTTCACCCAGCCGAGGCTATTAGTCTCAAAAGAAGACTCAATAGCGTTTACATTGTTAAGATAAACCTCATCAACACCAATTTCATGTTGCCAGACAGTATATTGGCCTAATAGATTAGGTTCATTACCAGCCCAAACAGGATAGCGGAACACCTCAGAGAATGCGCCTGATGAACGGTTAGCACCGAGTGCTTGACCTGCGTCATACCATTTCTTTTCACGAGTGTTGTAGATGATGGCATCATTACATTCAACAGAATCACCTTTAGGGTAGAACCACCAGATTTCACCCCAACGAGGAATCTTACTAACCCATACTTTTTGTCTTTGAACGTAATTCAAGTTGTCAAAGAAGTAATTCATGTTCATATCATTCGGTACTTCTTGAACAACTCCGTTATACGCTAGGAATCGGTCAACGCCACACCAGAAGTAAATACCGTCATACTCAATAACGCATTGAGATGAAAGTATTGAAGTCTGATTAGTTACAATGTCATACGTCCAGTAGATTGTTGATGTGCCGACGTTAGTTGGGTTATACACTACGCGAATCAAAGAATCTAATGACCAAAATAAACCCGCAGGTGCAGTAGTACCGCCGCGTACGGGTAAGCCTTTAACAATCTTTGTAGCAGCTACGTTATTCTCGTTTGAATCTGCTCCCACCCAGTTTTGCAGGTCTCCCGCTGAATTGTTTTTAAGTAAACCATTATTACCATAAACAAACAGGTAAGGGTAAAGCATTACGCATCCGCCTGAAACAGCAACATTATTATCAAACGTAAATGAGGTTGGACTGCCAGTAACCGCATTATTAATTGTTACAGTGGTTAATGGGGTAGGGGAACTAGTAACGACAACCGCAGTTACGACTGTGTTAGCAGCTATTCCGAGCCCAGTTACTGTTTGACCGACTGCGATTAGAAAATTTTCACTAGGTATGGAAATAGTAGTTCCAGTGGCAGTTCCCGTAGCGGTAAACACACCCACTTTAGACATTGAACCGCCAGGAAATGTTCCGTATAAAACAGGGGTATTTACTGTACTGTCAATATCTTCTAGATTTTGTCCTGGATGGGCTATGATTGTTAAAGCACCTGAACCTGCTGAATCATAAGAAATATCAAACTGCCAGAGGTTATTAGCATTAGCAGTAAAGTTATTTAAAGTGATCGGGTATGGTCCAGAACCTACACCGTCATCATTGTCTGTTTGCCAATACTGCAGTGAATCTGAATAACCGCCGTAAACATAGTTTTCACCGTTTTGGGATTGCATAATCATACCCCGAGTAATTCCAGGAGCATTCAGAAATATACCTTTGTAACCCCAGATCTTACGAGGGCGACCGCGCTGAAAGCGCACCCATACGCCATCAACGTAGCAGGGAGCATCAAAGAGAGTTCCGTCTCTTTGAATCCCAGGAGCTACCGATAGGTTATAGATGTCAGTGGTCAAAAGTTACCTCCACCGATTCCGTTAGGCACGTATAAACCAGTTGAACTGAATATTGCCGCTAATGCGTTTGAGATGACAACGCCCATTTGACCTGAAGTCGGCAGGTATAAACCTGAGTTCAAATCACCAGTGAACTTGAGTGAAGGAGTAGCGAGCGAGCCGTTACCGAGCGTCAAAGAGGTAATAACGCTTGACGAGCCAGAAGCCGCGTTGTATACGTTAGTTCCGTCACAAATTAACACAAGGGAAGTTCCCTGTGGTATTGTAACCGTAGCCGCGCCTATAGAAGTTGTTTTAACTGTAAAAGTATATGAACCAGTAGTATTATTGGTCATGGTATACAGTTGAACCGTAGGGGGAACAATGACGATTTGATTTGAAGTTAAAGTGCCAGTGAACTCTTGAATGAGGTTAGATGCTTGAGAGGCAGTCTCGGTTAAAGTTCCACCAGTGACCACAACGGATAATTGAGTAAAAGCAAATTGAGTAGCCTGACCGTATCCAAATGTATTCCATCCGCTACCGTTAGAAACCACTACAAAAGACTCAGTAATTTGTAATTGGTCGCTTACGTTACCGTCAATAGTGTCAGAACCGACTGGGGCAATGGTAAGGATACCTGAACCGTTGTTACGGAACATGCAGAACCAATTCGCACCTACGCTTGAGGCAGAAGGTAGAGTTAAAGTTCCCGCACCACCTTGCCATACTGCAAATTGGGCACGAGCCGTAGCAGTTAAAGCTGAACTAGCGTAGTAATTAGTAACTGAGTAAGACTGATTCAAAGTAGGACCAATCGCGGTCAAACCGTAACCCGCGAGGGTAGCGGCATCGGCAGCTGAAGTTCCCGCGCCGAATGTGACGTTAGACCAAGTTCCGTTAATAGTTGAATTGTCAGTCAAATAAAGGTAAAAAGCTACTCCAGAGTTTACTGAAAGCAGTGTATCACCGCCATTGTCAGTAACAGTAAAAGGGTTTGAACCAATGTTACGAATGATTACCGCTTGACCTACTGAGACTTGCGCCGCAGGTGGCATAATCAAGTCTAAGCCGCCAGTAGTCGCGGTTACTTCAATGATATTCGCGGCTACGTCAACAGTATCATTACCGTTGATTGGCCATTCTAAATACGTATTGGCAGAAATGGTAAGGTCAATGTACCCGACTTGAGAAGGGGAAATTGTCGCGCCAGTAAAAGGATTGGTGTATTCCATGATTAAACCGTTTCTTTAGATTCTGTTTTAGCTTTTTTAATAGCCCAAGTTGCTTTCATTTTAGCAATTGTTTCTTTTGAATGTTTTCTTCCATAAAATGGATTTCTTTCATTAGCCAATCGCCCTTTTAAATATTCAGAACGCTTTTTTCTAATATCATCGCGCTTCATAGGATTTTTATCACCTAACCAAGCTAACGCATGTTTCTTTTTAGTTTCATCAGATCTTTTAACACCTGTACTAGCTTTACGCATTTTGTTTCTTATTTCTTCAGAAGGATTGCTTAAACCTTCTCCTCCATCTGTAGAATTATAACCCAAAGGGCTTCTAGTAGCGTGTTCTTTTATCAACATTTTTTCTATAAAAAACGCAGATTCTAAATCTTTAGAAGATGCAAAATGCTTTATAACAAAATTGTGCGCGCCATATTTTCTTATAGCTCTGTAAAAATAAGTATCTTCTTCAGCTTTTTTATGCTCTTTCCATCTTTTATCAATATCTTTAGTTATGCCAACATATTGCTTGGCATTTATGATATTAGTTATGATGTAAATGTAATACATGATTAAGAATCTTGAGCAATAGCTTGACGGTCGGCAATGCGTAATTTATCCTCATTACTCAAGGCAGTGATTGCCTCGGTGTACTTAGTCTGAAAAATTACACGTTGATCATTTTTTAGAAACGGCATAGCTTGAAGCAGTGTCCCATAAAGCATCGCATTAGGTGCATTACGCGTAAGCCAGTTAGTCTGATTATCTGATGAAAGAGGTTGAATGCGCTCGTAATACAATACTTCAAACGCATAATTAGTATCTGGAGTAGGAGCTACCAGCCAATTATCATAATCATAATCGGCATAGTATAACGGAGTAGATAGAGTTGAACTATTAGGGGCATAATTGATTAGGTATTCATATTTACGCAGGAATACAGGTTGTTTTTTACCACCTACAGTAATATTGAACGAGGTCGTCTTACGCCAGCGTGCGGGTTTAGGAATTACAGGATTACCAGCGAGCATGGTAGATTCTACAACCTGTTGCTGTCCTAATGACTTCATCATTTCTGCTATTTCAAATTCAGCCAACATGATGAATGTAGGAATTTGATTTACAACCGCAGGGTCATTACGCTCTAAATATTGTTCTATATTAGAGGTTAGATTGTCATACGTCATTACAGCTGCGGGAATAGAACTCATCTTTTTATCCTAATAATTTACTAGCGTTACCGCGGACTACGTCAATACGCGCGAGCCAACCTTTACCGAACGTAGGGAAGGTTGGTAATGATTCATAGAACTCTTTTTTAGAATCTGAAAATCGAGTAATCAATTCATTTTTTTCCATGACGTCAATGTTTTGCAAAGTCACAGGACCGATTGAACCATCCTCAGGCACGCCGATAGCCTTTTGGAGCGTCTTTATCGCCCTGCCAGGACCAGCGTTTACCGCAAAGTCAAAGACTAGGTAATCGATGCCTGAAGGCAGGTCATCACACTTACATGCGTCCCAGTATTTCTTCTCATACAACGGAGCTACGTCATCTTTGTCAAGATTACGCATTTCTTTTTCGCTTGTAGCACGCCCTTTGAACTGTGCCCAAGTAGCGGCAGTGACTCCGAGGTTAGTCATTCCACCTGGATCTTTTGGGTTGTTTACAAATCCACCCTCAGATTCAAGCAGCATGTCTAAAGACTTTTCAAAGTTTTGAATCATAGACCTGACTGTTCCTTAATCCAATCTTGCAGGCTTACTACTTGCTGCGTGGTAATGGCGCAATCAAGTTTAAAGTCGGAGGAGCTAACATTAGTTCCGCTGGAGGAGAGGGAAAGGCTGGACATTGGACTGCCACTGGAGTTGCGCATCCCGTCATAATAAGTGTGAATAGCAGATAACTTAGCCTCGTATGCATTTGATATTCCTTTATTGATTAGCGCTTGTTCTTTAACTTTTGATTCATTCTGCGCAATTTGTTTTTCTGCGATGGCTTTAATCTCTGACTTATACTCCTCAAAACGAGAATGCTCAATATAACCATAAGCACACCCGCATAGAAGTAAACTAACCACGACAATTTTGACATAGGTGCCTATTGATAGTGGGAACATTAACTAGGCTCCGCATCTTTTTTCATCATTACACTTGCTCCGCCAGCACCCGAGATGATACCTAATGATTCAGCTAATTCTCTAAGACTTACAGCAGTGTGAAATACTTGATAAAAAGCCAAAGCAATGACGGCAAGAATACCAAAAAGCCAAGTAACCCGACCAATATCATAAGTGGCATTGTCTTTCCCTGTCAATAAGTGCTTAAAGAAATCATTCATTTATCAGCCTTATTGTCAATTTTATCTTCAATACGGTCTAATTTTAAAAACAGACTAGAGATTGTTTTTTGAAACTCTTCCCGAGTTACGTAGCTACCCGCGACCATTACTTCAATTTTAGCGACTTTATCAATTAAAGCAGAATCAGCAATTTTTAATTCACGAATGGAATCCCAGAGCACTTTTAAAATCCAACCGCCTAGCGCTCCGCATAATAGAACGGAGTAATTTATAAGTGTCTGGGATTCCATTTGTTACTCTGCTTTTGCTGGCTCTTCAGTTTCTGCAGGTGCTTCTTCTACGGCTTCTACTGGAGCTGGCTCTTCAACTTCTGGTGCTACTTCTGCTTCAACTGGTGCGGCTTCTGCAACGGCTGGAACTTCTTGACCGATTGTCAATTCACCATTAGGAGCGATTGGAGCAGGAGGAGGCACAACAGCCGCTGTAGGCTCGCTATATTTGCTTTTGACAAATGCGATGAACAATGCGATGTCTGCTTTAGCTTTGCTCTCAAAAGAGCTTAAATGTGTTTCGAGTTCGTTCAAGAAGTTCATAATGTTTCCTTATGCAGCTGGGGTTTCTGGAGTTGGTTCAGCTGGAGCTTCTGCAGGTTGTGCACCTTGTGCTTGAGCTTGTTGTTGAATAGCTTGTACTAAACCTGCAACTTCTACAAATTTTTGGTTACCCAAATATTGCAGGATTGCGTTTACTAGATCAGTTGATAGTTTGATACCATCCATTTTTTAATCTCCATGAAGTTGCCACCAAATTAGGGTGGTGGCTTGCCCTAAAATTATTTTACTGCGTTTTCAAATGGCGTTAAATCATGCTCGCCATAAAACTCTACACCTTTAGCAATTTGAATCTCTAAGTGGTCTTTATTACGCTTAACTGTATCTGCCCAATCTTCAGCAGTCATATCTTCAGGCTTGCCAGCGTTTAGCAGGTTTACGCTATCAAGTGCTGCGGAATAACTGCGTTGTACTTCTTCTGCGGTTACTTCTTGTACGAGTTCAGTCATTTTATAATCCTAATTGTTCATCTGTTGGTTTAGCTAGTGTTGGGTGTTCCCATTTAGCTATGTAGTCACCCTTGCCATCTGAATCGTTTTGTAAAGTGATTACAGTCAAGAAATCCTGAGTTGTAAGGCTAGGATATAGAGCCATGATTTTGTCGTATAAAGTCATTATGAATTCCCCTGTAAAGCATTGGCAAAAGTTTGATTTGCTTTAACAAAGATTATTTTTCCATTAATTTGGTAATAACCTGAAATTTGCGCTGTCATATTATGCAGTCCTCACAAGTGAACCTTGAAAATAAGTTCTTGTTGTATCTGCAAAAGTTGCTACTGTTGTTCCGCTACCTTGATAAAAATAAATTTCAATGTAATCGGTAGAGCCGTTGCAATAAACTAATGCAGAAATAAATCCTGATTGAGTAAGGTTAATAAGAGAAATATTGGTAGATTGTTTAATAGTAGAACCATTTTTATAAATATAAAAATAATTACTATAAGAAGCGGTTGAGCCTACAGTTGTTGTTTGTACTGCAGAAGAAATTTGATAGTAACCAGCAACAGTAGGTGTAAATCTACTAGAAGCAAACATACCGCCAGTCGTATCAAAATCAGATGATGTAAAAGTTAATTTTGTAGCGGTTGTTGTTGAAATGTTTTGCGATACAGATTGGGTAGCACTAAACGCTGGCATATTACCGCTAACCATTACTGTGCCAGTAGCATTTGGAATAGTTGCGGTTGCTGTGCCAGTAGGAATTGATACTCTAGGATTACCATCACCATCAGATAACACAATGTAGTTACTTGCTGTACGGATGTCTAGACCGCCTTGATTGCCTGAGTAAGAACCAAGAATAGTGTTTTTAGAGCCTGAAGTTAAAGCGTTACCACCACCATAACCAATTACAGTATTATATGTTCCGCTATAAGAAGCACCATTGGTTGCATTTGCTCCAATAGAAGTATTGCCAGTACCTGCTCCATAATATCCAGCAGCTTGACCAATATATACATTTAATGCACCAGTAGTATTTGAGTACCCAGCACTATTTCCTAAAAAAGTGTTATATCCTGTTCCACTTTGAGTGCTATACCCAGCTTGATAACCTACTGCTGTGTTGTTAGATGCGGTGGTGTTTGCATTTAAGGCTTGTTGCCCAAAAGCTGAATTAAAACTGCCAGTTGTATTATTTGGTAAAGCATTTGTTCCAGTACCAGTATTGCTCGAACCAGTTGTATTTGAAAATAATGTTTGCGCTCCAGAACCAACATTGTTAGAACCAGTTGTATTTCCTGTTAAAACTTGCCATCCAGCAGCAAAATTCTGAGTTCCTGATTGTGAGCCACTAGATAAAGAGTTATATCCCAAAGCAGTATTACTAGCAATTGCACCACCACCCTTACCAACAGTAAGACCTGATATAGAGGCATCATTAGCTGTAGTAAGTGTTGTTCCGCTAAAAGTCATATTGGCAGAACCTACTACTAAGCCACTAGAGTTATATAGAACTTGAGTAGTTGTAGAAGAACCTACGCCACCCTTAGTAGCCAATACTTGAACAGTACCGCCTGAGTCTTTATAGAATAACTTACCGTCAGCGATGTTAATCGCCAACTCAGCACCTTGAGTACTGTTCACCAAATTAGAGGCGGACGGTACATTGCTAGCGGTTGAGCTAGAGTAAATTTGTAGGGGTGTAAATCCGCTTTGTGGCATAATTAAATCCTTTGTGAAATTATAGCTTCAAATCAATATAATTAAAAATTTCCACCGCCAACGCCAGTGGTGAATGTTCCGCTACCCGTTACAGTAAGAGCAGAACCGCTAAATTGCAAATTTGAACTTGACGCAAATGCGCTCGTTCCGTTACCGTAAGGTATGTAACCCGATGTTAAAGTGGTTAGACCCGTACCGCCGTTAGGCACTCCTAAAGTGCCGAGAAGAGTAAGTAATTGGGCATTTGTAGCTACTGTGTGGGCTGAAGTGCCGTTTCCGTATAAAATACCTGTTAGAGTTCCCGCTTCACCCGTACCACCGTTAACCGCGTTTAAAACACCCGCTAGGGTAATAGCTCCGCTAGTCGCGGTAGAAGGTGTTAAGCCAGTCGTACCACCACTGAACGTAGTAACCGCTACGCCACTCAAAGTAGACCATTGCGGAGCAGTTCCAGTAGAGGTCAAAATCTGATTGGCTGAACCAATTGCTAGCGTGTTATACGCAGAAGTACCATTTCCGTAAACTAACGAGCCAGCAGTCAAGCTGGTCAAACCTGTGCCGCCGTTAGCTACTGGAGTTGTGCCGAGTAATGACAAAAGTTGAGCAGTAGTAGCTGCGGTAGCGTATCCAGTGGTATTGTTAGCATAAACAAAGCCAGTCAATCCGCCGACTTGCAGGTTAGTAGTAATTAGATTTGTAAATGATTCAGTGGTTGAGCCAGGAATCTTCTGCCATGCGCCGTTACTGAATATTGCCCAGTCACCAATGTTCCAGCCTGATACGCCGTTCAAAGTAGTGTTACCAGCAGTCGTTACAACGTAGTAATAACCAGATGTACCCACGCTAGAAGTCAAAGTAGGACTATTGGTATTAGCGTTCCATGTACCTTGATAAGCAGGCGCATTACTAGCTTGAGTGCTGATTGAAGTTACTTGACCTTGAGCATTAACCGTCAAAACAGGGATAACGGAAGATGAACCGTATGTACCCGCAGTTACGCCTGTAGCGGTGATAGAAGGAGTGATTGAACCTGCGCCATTAGTAATAGTGATACCTGTGCCCGCAGTAATAGTAGTGCGAGTGAAGCCTGTACCGTTACCAATGTCAATCTGACCGTTAGAAGGGGTAGCAGTTAATCCTGTACCACCGTTGGCGATAGCTAAAGTTCCAGCGAGGGTTATTGCGCCAGTCGTAACAGTGTTAGGTGTTAAGCCTGTAGTCCCAGCTGAAAAACTCAATACGCCAGTGTTAGCGATTGTTACGGGAGTAGAACCGTTAAATGAACCGCCACTCAAACCAGTTCCGATTGTCAAAGTAGAAGTGGTAGAAGCAGTAATCGTTCCACTAGCACCGAGGGCTACGGTAACACCGTTATAAGTAACTGAACTATTTGTCAATCCAGTATTAGGGATTGTAGCGTTGATCTGGCTAGGTGCAATACTGATATTTACGTTAGCGGCGAGGGTTAATTGACCCTGAGGATTAACTGTAAAAGTCGGTACAGCACCCGCGCTACCGTATGAACCAGCGGAGACGGCAGTGTTAGCAATCGCGATAGTTCCTGTTGAAGTGATTGGACCGCCAGTTAAACCAGTACCAGTCGCTACCGAGGTAACACCAGTACCCGTAGTAATTGAACCCCAAGCACCGTTAGCGTAACCTTCAAATGTTCCTGTGTCAGTATTGTAACGCAGTGTGCCGTTACCTAATCCAGGTCTTTGAGCAGTAGTACCGATAGGTACGACTACGCCGCCCACACCAGGAAGTGTAGGATTGTTTACAATACTTACCGTTGGAGTGGTAGTATTGTTTACTACGTTAATTTGATTTGCTGTACCGTTGACTTGAGTTACAGTTCCGCTACCAGTACCGAGTATTTGCCATACGCCACCCTCATAAAACTCAAAAGCGGAAAGAGTAGTATTGTAACGAATCTGACCCGCGTTAGGGGCAATAGGTCTTTGTGACGTAGTTCCGTTCGGTACGGTAATACCGCCAGTGCCAGGAAATACCGCATCATTAGCGAATGAAATTGTAGGATTACCACTAACTCCGTTGCCGCTGGCTACGTTAATCTGATTTGTGGTTCCAGCAATGCTCAGAGGACTGAGAGTGCTTCCGTTTGAAAATAATAAGCCAGTGCCACCGAGGTTAGCGAGGGAGTAGAGAAGCCCCGTAACGGCAAGTGTAGGGTTACCACTCACACCGTTACCGTTTGTTACTGATAGACCTGCTCCGCTGGCTAAAAGAGTGCGCGCAGCTATTGTGCCCGCCGCAGTTTTAGCAATTAAGCCGTAACCCGCGTTCTCAAGTGAACCAGATGTGCCATTCAGAAATAATGAATATTTACCTTGAGCACCGCTGTCAGTGATCCCAATACCAACACCCACTCCGAAATAACGACTATTAGGCAGGGTCGGCTCATTGTTTACTGTCAGGAATGTTTGAGTTTGTGAAGGACTAGAAACTAATTGATTAACCGTCGCTTGAACAGTCTCACCATTTTGAACAATAGGTACTAATTCAGCACCAGTGATTGCTGATGGAGCTGTTGGTAGCTGACTGATTCGTATGTTTGCCATAATTAATCTTTACTAAGGTGCAAGGTTATCGAGGTTTCCGTCAATATCATCCTCTGAGGTTTCAGGAGCAATACCCCATTCACCAGCAGTGCCTTGCGTTACGTTATTTGGTGAATTTACGACGTTAGGATCCGTCGTAATAGCGTCATTATACTGTGCAACGTCAGCATCTGGGCGCGGAAATCTAATACTTATACGTTCAGGTTGTCTAGCGGGAAGCCTATAAGGATCCAGAGAATCCACGCAGCCATGTATACAAACGCGCAACGCGGGTATATTTTGATCTTGAACTATTTCATCATAAGGGCGTTTAAATTTACACCGATCACATATAGCTACGGAAAGAATGTTATTACCGAAAGTATTGATGAACCTAGGCATTTTTAGCCTTTTTTCTTTCAAAAGCAGCTTTTATAGCCGCAGTTCGTTTAGCTATAAATTCAGAAGATTGCTTTTTACCTTTTAAAGGCGAGGGTTTACCTTTATTTCCAGGAATTTTACCCAAATGTGATTCTTTAAGTTTAATGATAGTCTCAGGAGATGCTTTTTTTCCTCTATTGGAATCACCTATTTTCTTTTTTGTTTCTTCAGAATGCTTTCTCGCTTTACTTGCTTCTGATATTTTCAAAATAGATTCAGCAGTGTGCTTATAACCTAAAGTGTGTTTATTTCCAATGTTACCTGAATGAAGTTTCTTTTTATGTTCTTCAGATAACTTTCTACCTTTTCCTGTCAAACTTATTTTCTTTAAAGATTCTTCAGTATGCTTTTTTCCAAGCATCGGATGAACTTCATTTACTATAGCGGGAAATGCTTGTTTGTTGTAAGTTGTTTCAATGCTTTTGATCAATTGCTCATTGATCTTTTTCTCAAGAGCAATGCAATCTTTCCACGCGCCTTTGGCAATTATCTGACGAGTAAAATCTTGAGGTCTTTCTTTGTATTCTTTAAGCATATACTTAGAAGAACAAATATAACCATCGTTATCAGAACCTTTATGAGATCCGCAATAAACTTTTCCTGTCAAATGATCTGACCATGCATAAACAATAGCAGGGGAGTTTAAGCGTTCTAAGTTCATAAAGAAATTATAACTTATCTGGTGTATGCTGAAATATTCGGTGCAAAATAAATAGGCGATTTATCGCGGTTTTCATTTTGAGCCATCAATAAATGTTTCTCATACTGAGCTTCACAATATACAATTCGTTGCGGATCTACCTGAGGTAATTCACATGCCATTTGATGAGCAATCCCCCATTGGATAGCAAGATACATATATTGTGGGATTTCAATTTCACCATTCAAATCTCCTACGTCTTGAATGTACCGATTTAACCAGAGTTCAATCTGAGGCTGAATCGAGTTAGGGACTGGCCAGACTTCCATATTCGGCTGTGGGATTGTACGATTAAACCAATATTGCAATGGTCTGAGTGACTGAAATTGTCTGTTTGGTAGATTTGAGTAATCATCTCTGTTCATGCGAGCCATCGGTATTGCAATAGGCATTGTACCAAATTGCACCTGATTTACACCCATATTCACACCAGAGATCTGTTGAATACGCCAATAAGGTTGAGTCTCAGTAGTAGGCAGGTCATAATATAACCACGTACCCACTACCCAATTAATAGCTCCAGGAGATGCTACTGAAGTCCAAGTAGATCCATCTACTGAAGCTTGAATCTGAATGGTTACCGACCCTGTAACTGCACATAAAATACCTACAGTGTTAATATAAACAGGATTGCCTGAACCATTGTTGATACCAATAGCGCCTGTGTTTGTGGTGAGTTGACAGATACTTTGTCCAACACCATCAAATGCATTAGCAACAGTCCCTGAAGTACTATAAGCTCCAGAAGTAATATTTGTAGTAGTTCTATAATTTGCATTTAGGACATCCACAGTTCCAACTGGTAAAGTATAATAAGCCTGATCTGGGATTAGCCCCGTAACATACTTATTAATTGCCCAGTAATTAATACCCCAGTTAGTAAGGCTAGATAAAAGATAATATAAACTATCTTTCGCTGCATTTACCTGTTCATTCGTAAGTTCTTCTGCTAGTTTTCCTGCGCGACGAGCACCATGGTCAATTAAGTCCTGAACACTAATGATAGTTTGACCGACAGTACCTGAGGTAGTCATCTACCACCCCGCTATCTTGGTAATCTTTCCGCCAGTCTTTTTAGCAAGTATTTTATTCGCCTTAGCATCAATTTTAGCTTCACTTGATTTAGACAATTTTCCAGCTTTAACTTCTTGACTTGCTCTAGCTTTTGCATTACCCGCATGAGCGCGATCAGGCATTGGATATTTACGCTCTCCTGGTAAACCAAATTCAGATTTAGGCAATGATTTACGAGTTTTTGTAGTTAATACTCCGCCTGTCTTTTTTGCCGCGCGTTTTTCTGAGTAAGCAATTGCCACTGCTTGTTTCTGCGGTTTACCCGCTTTAATTTCAGTAGCAACATTCTTACCAAATGCAACTTTAGATTTTGATTTGATTAATGGCATATTAGAATCCAGGCTGGGTCAAGTTAGTATTATTTTGAATTAACTTACCAATAATGATCGCACCCGATAAAATAGCACTTGAACTAGTTGTAGCAATTTGCCATTGAATATCAGTTTTTTGTGCAAAAGGAATCGGTGCAAAATGCCTATCAATAACATAAACAGAACTAAAGCCTTGTGTTAAAAGATTCTGCTGCACGCCATTGTTGATTTGCTGTACGTTATAGTACATACCGTTACCGCTACCTAATGTGTTGTCGCTGTTTACTTCAACAAGTTCTAAATAAAAAGTATATCCGTTTGGAACTGTATAAATACTGTTTTGATTTTTACCAACTTTAGGGTTGATTTGAGCAACAATATTGGTACTTTGTTTAAAAGTAATCGTTCCAATGTTGGTTACTTGACCTGTACCTGCTGAAACTAACGATACGCCGTTTACTCTAAAATAACTATTTACTGACGTAACCGCTGTTGTGCCGTTTAAAAACAATGTTTCTGAAATAACATTGTAACTTGCATCAAGTCCAGTAATTAAAACAGACGCTAAGGTGTTATCAGATGTAGACGTACTAACAACAGTTAATGCGGCAGCAGATGATGGGAATGTATACGCTGTAGCGTTTTCCCACATTGGAATCGGTGCGGTTGTCGGGGCATTAGACAAAGTAATCAATGCATTAAAGCCAAAAATACTTACTAGGCTATGCCCAGAAATTTGACCGCGAGAAACTTGTAAATCAAAAGGTTCGTATGCTCCACTACGCGTAACTGAAGCAACAATATTGTTACTCATATTTTATTCTCCAAATTAAAGAAAGCAGGGGCGAACCCCCGCTAATTCTTACCAGTTACACTTCTTAGCTTTACCACCAGTAGCCTTGTGAGCCTTGCCACCGTGCGCCATGTGTTCCTTGTGGGAAACATGTCCACCGTGGGCGTGGTGTTTAGCAGCATGTTCGTGCATGGATTTGTGTCCAGCATGTTCGTGCTTGCTTTTGGAGTGATGAGCAACATGTCCGCCATGCTTGTAACCTGCTGGACTTTCTTTGATTTCGCCAGTGCCTGATTTCTTTGTAGGCATTTTTGAACCATCGTTGATCTTAGAGATATACTCTTTAGCAGTAGCCAAGCCGCCTTTAGCAAACTTTTTCAAATGTCCACCGCGCTTATAGCCTACTCCTTCAACACCTTCAGTTTTGGTGTGGAAAGATTTAGTCTGCTTAGCTTGATGTACTTTGTCTTTGATGTCAATCTTTGGCTTCAAAGTAGTTTTGGTTTCAAAACGATCAATAGCTGCTCCGCCATCTTTCTTATGCATCTTACCACCCATGCACATTTTGGCTTCATGCTTGTGATGTTCATGCATCTTTTTGTGATGCGCAGAACCGCCTTCTTTGTGCTTAGCAGCGTGATGCTTAGCCATAGCTTTGTGATGCTCATGTGAGCCTACAGGATGACCAGAAATGTGGTGAACCTTACCGCCGTGTTTGTATCCTGGACCTTCAATACCTTCGGTCATATGCTTAGGATTACGACGAGTAGCTTCAATCCCACCAGCTAGACCGCCCATTACATCTGGACCAGCTTTTGGAGCGCGACCACCAGCTTTTAAACCATGATGGGCTTTAGAAGCCTTTTCATGTTCATGATGCTTGAGTTCTTTTTCAACGCGCTTGATTTCAGCTTCTTCGTTACGAATATGACCGCCTTTGGCATGCTTTTTAGCATGACCGCCGCGCTTCATACCGTCGCCAACTTCATCAACTGAAGGCTCGGTTGTGAACCTTTTTGGTTCACGGATAAATTTACTAGTTGCCATGGTGTTTTATCTCCTATTAGGCTTGGTTTACACCGAGTGCACCGAGGCGAGTAGCGTTTGGACCAACCGCGATCGCAGGTACAGCCAATGAACATACTAAACGACGAACACCGTTAGTCGCGCTTGAAGGAGTGTAAGTTCCACGAACGTCACCAGTAGTCGAAGTAGCTGGGTTAGTCATATCAGCAACAGTTGCAGTTCCAGTATCTTCAGCTAATGCACTAGCCCAACCAGCGCTGATAATGTAGCCAGCGTCAGTAAAGCGGATAGGGCAACCGAGTACATCAGTAGTACCTACTGACACAGCAACGGTAGTACCAGCGCTAACGGAGATAGAAGAAATCTGATAGAACGCTTTTTTACCAGGAGTGGTTGTAGAAGCAACAGTGCCAGACGCGATAACTTCAGTCATAGCTTGACCATAGTAGTCATAACCAGACACGGTGAAGTTTGCACTAGCTGGGCTACCTGAACCAGTAGTTACGCTTACGGCACGTGGGCAATCCAATTGGATTACAGTTGTACCGTCAGTACGTACTACAGATTGAGTGCTTGTACTAGCTGCCAAAGTAGCAGAACCAGCGGCAGCATAAATAACAGCTGCAGAAATGTTTGCAACTTGTTTAGCTTCAGGAATAACGTCCCAAATATAAATACGACCGAGAGGACCAACGCCGAGGGACATTGGAGCTGGATCGCCTAGGAAGTAATTGCCAGAAGCAGTTACAGTAATAGAACCAGTAGCAGATGAAGAGGCGCTTAAATTATAAGTGCCAGTTGTACCTGAACCAGTCGCGAAAGAGGTAATATAAGAACCAGCAGTAATACCAGTACCAGTAACATATTGACCAACGGTCAATGGGTCACCAGATTGTAACGCGGTTACAGTCAACACTGTACCAGTTACAGAACCAGTAACTACAGAAGCGGTCGCATTTTTTGCAGTGCCCATAAAGGTGGGCGCGGAACCTAGAAATAGGTCATCACTAAATTGTGGCATGTGTCTTTCTCCTTGAAAAGCTTAGACATATTACATTAAAAGAAAAGGGGCTAGGCTTTTGACCCAGCCCCTGTGTTACATTAGACTCCAGGTGTGCCGTACATAGCACGTGGGTCTGTCCAGCTTGGCCAATAACGCTCGGTTGCCTTGTAACGCATGGAGTCGGTTTCGAAATCGCCTTCCATGGTTTTCTCAAGAGCACGACGCATCATTAACTTCATACCTTCTGGGGCATCAGTTTGAACCCACCAGTTAGTAGCAGAAGTCAAACGGCTAATTACTGAAGCACCTTCTGGCAACAATCCAATTGATTTAATTGGGTTGATGTCATTGTTTGCTGTACCAGTACGTAGCACTGACTTCAACAACACTTCGGCTTGAAACACGTTACCAGGAGCCACAACCAATTTCAATGGTTGTAGGCGGATCTTCTTACCGTTGTTGTCAACAGCTTGACGAACCTGAATCAACATCTGTTCAAGTGAAGTCTGGGATAAGTTAGCAGCAGTACCTAGCAAGTTGCTAAATGTGCCGTTAACGATTGGGTGAGCAGAAGAACTCAATGCAACGCCGTCACCACCAGTGTATGAACTATTGAACGCGCGGTTCAAAATGTTCGCACAGAGGAGTTCCTTAGTTTCAACGAGGGACTGTGCCAAGTGCTTAGCATATACTTGACCAATACGGATGTGGTCTCCGTCTTCAACTAAAACCTTAGTCAAAGCGAATGCCAAACCGAATACTTGGTAAACATAGCGTTGCAAGAATAACACACCACCTTGTTGATAGGTTACTGGGCTGCCATCAGGTAACTGAGGAGCTGCACCAAAACCGTACAATACTGGTTCTTCGTGGTAGTTACGTGGAATGCCTGCTTGTTCACGGAAAACTGTGGACCATTCATCGGCACGTTGATCATAAACTCCGTCAAATGCTTCGTTGAGGATTGGCTCAACTATTGAACGGAAGTCCGTACTGCGCATCGGGGCTGCCATAGTTCAGTCCTCCTTAGATAGCGTTAGAAACAGCGATAAACTGAGGTTTAGAGATTTGTATACGAACGATTGTATACGCATCACCCCAAGCATTATCAACATAGGGAGCCAAATCAACAACACGCATTTGGCCATTGTTACCTGAGCCTACTGCAGAAGCAGAGCCAAGGGTACATTGGGACAAACCAGTAGTTGTAGAACCAGCGGTGAGATTGGTAAAGTTATACTCATTACCAACTGAGGTCTGAGCCATAGAGCCATCAGCTTGAATTTCATAAACGATTTGTTGGTCGTTGTAGAAGTAAGCGATGATGCTACCTGCAATAGCGGCAGTGCTTGCTGGCCAATAGTTAGAAACACGACGGCGACCAGTTGTATCTGTCCACTCAACACCTTGGAATGAACCAGAGAATGCTTCGGTAGAAGTTACAGGCTGAATAACACCATTGTTTGCGTAATACTCGACGGGTTGACCCTTCAAAATGTTTGAAGCGTAGCCCGATGGGATACCATTTGCTAATGCCTGTGCACGTTCCAAGCCTGTTGGAAAGAATGCAGGGCGCAAGCCAAATGGAGCGGAAATAGCTGACATAGTTTGCTCCTTAAAGCGGTTAATAGGATTTTGGTTTTTAGCTTTGTTCAAAGCCGACTTGGCAAAATCACATTTAGCGCGATTTTAAGGGTGCATCTACTTCTAATTTAGACTAAGCTGCGTGAAGCAACTTGAATTTGAAAGAATTATAGCTCAATTTTGGAATAGTTAAAATTTTATTTTTAACTACCCCAAAATCTACTCAATTACTCAAACAATGGAGCTTGACGGCTGAGGTCAAATTCCATACCATCTCCTTCAATTTGACCAAGGCGTTTTCCGTTGGAATCCTTAGCGTTGAGGAGTTGTTCCTGTTGAACTTTGATCTTTGTTTGCTCATCCATTGGGGCATCATGGTGCATTTCACGCATAATGTCTTGATAGACCTCAAGAGGAATCTTATAAGCAAGCATTTCATTAACAGCGATAAAGCCTTCATGCTCACCAGATTTGATTTTGAGATGATCATACCCAGCTGGCAAATCTTCTGGAGTAACTGGAGTGTAACCCATTCTTAAACGCTTATGAATTGGATCATACTGGTTAGTAGTTGAAAGCCAGCATGTGTGAAATCCAGGAATCTCAGGGAGCGTCGGTAACGCTTCTTGAAACCACTCAGAACGGAACATACGGCGACGTTCTTCTGAAGATGCCATCGAGTCAGCAGGGTTAGCACGTGTATCATCACCACCGCGACTCTCACGACCTGCGGTTGTATTCTTTTTTAAACGATTGTCAGTCATAATTAACCTCTATTCTTTTGTTGACGGTCATAATCAGCAAAACGCTTGATCATTTTTTGGCGAGCCTCAGGATTATCCCAAGCACCTGCCTCTTTCATTGCTGCAACACGCTCTGGACTAATCCTGAACTCATTGGATTTTGTAGTCGCAGTAGACTCCCTGCCTGAACTAGTCATTACTGAACGTGGACGTGCAGTTTGCTTTGCAGCTTGACTTTGTTTAGGAACGTAACGAGCCATACGGTCACTTAATTCATCCCAGTAATCTTCAGTTGAAGGGTCATATCCTTCATCTGTCAATTTTTTGTCAATGATTTGAGCCATTTGGGATTCTTCGTTATTACCGTGCGGGTCGTACCATGGATTATCTTCCATCCAATCAGCTGCCATCTTTTGCACCATAGGGTCAGGCACTTGAATATTCTGCTGCTGGGGTTGAGTCATCTGACGAGTAGCATTTGCCTTTACGTTTTCTAGGGATTCTAGTTTGCGCTTGGCTTCATACCACAGTTCTTGAGCACGTGTTACGCCTTGACCGTCATTTTGACCGACTGCCTCGGTAAGTTTCATTTTTGCGTACTCTACTTGAACTCCTGCGTCATCAATCGCTTTATCAATCCGTGCTAATTCTGCTCCTGAAGTCTTCTTTTCAACAGCCGCAAGGCGATTGGCGAGGGCTTCATTCTGCTTTTTTAGTGCATTAATCAGAGAGCTGGATTCTTTTGCTTTTTCCCTGTGAAGTTGCTTCTTTAGACGACGTTCTTCCCGACGTGCTTCACGAATTTTCTCTCGTTCTTCAGCATCGGCAGAATTATCGCCATCATTAGCGTCATCATTTTGATGATCATCCGCTTTTACGTCTTGCGGATTGTCTTCTCCTTCAGGTAGCAATACCGCTGCGCCACCGTCTTGTAATTCTTCTACCGCTAATTGCGCTTCCATCTTATCAGTTGGATTCATACTAGTTTTCCTTTCAAAACTTAAATGAAGGCTTTGATAGCTCGGGGATCTCCCGTTATCTTGCCGATTAGTTCATAATCATTAAAGAACGTAAACAGTGCTTTACCCTTTAGACCATTTTCATCCGTGTAGTCTACTTCCCATCTGTCCCCGCCCCACTTAATAACACGGACATAATCACCGACTTCGCACCATGCACCTTCTGGCCAGTCTTCATTACTGTCGCGTTTTTTAAATGCGATTGGTCCCACGGCTAATACCTTGCCGACTTGGGTGTTCCACTTTTCAGTTTCTTTGGTTTCTTCAGGCAGGAGGATTCCAGCACTGGACATTTTCTCTTTGACGGCGCGTAATTGAACTAATATACGTGCCCCTAGAGGTTTGATCATGGGATCAACTTGAGGGAATGCTTCATCTAACGTCTGCTCTACATCAAAAGTCATGCGACTCTCCTATTAAAAGCGCCATACGGCGCGGGTTGTACTACAAATCCTTTTCTGATTCTTGCATTAGTTGATCGATCATAATCAAGACTTCACCAAGTCCCATATTCTGACCAACTAAACGATGATAGCTTTCTATATTGATTGCTCCACCATCAGCAAGAGAAAGGGCGATTTCAAGTCGCCGATTCTTTATCAAGCCGATTAAGTCGCCGATATTAACGCCCACGTGCTGCGCCGCCTTTTTTCATTGTAGCGATGCGTGCTTTACCTGCGAGCATGTTTGGTTTGAGCGGGCTACCTTTAGCTGGCAAGTTTGCCACTTTAGATTCAGCTACCGCGCCACCATTAGCGTACTTCTTTACTTTACCGCCTTTTTTCATTACGTTACCTTCTGTGATTCCCATAGCCATCTTTTTATGGGCGTTGATTGCTTCAGACATTTGATTCTCCTTGAGGTTGAGGTGCTTCTTGTTGAGCTACTGCTTGATTTTGAATTGATGCCTGTTGGGCTGCTTGTTCTGCTTGTTGCGTTTGTTGTAAGTGTTGCTGAGCTGCAAGTTGCATTTGATGATTACGGTCAGCTTCTGCCTGCTTAGCTTCAAATTGTTTTTCGATTGTCAAAGTGTTTGCACTATTTTCAATTTTAGCAGCTTCAATTTGCTGATTACTTACGAGTGAGAACTCTTTCTCTTGAGCATCTTGCATTTGTTTCTGTTCACGTAATTTTAAATCAGCATTGTCTTCGGCTGCTTTACGTTGAGTTTCTGCCATCGACGTATCAGTCAGAGCCTTAACCTGCGCCATGACGTTAGGATCCACTGGAGTTTGTTGCTGTAATGATTTAAGCATCTGAACCATCTGCTGAATACCCGTAGCTACGTCAGCCAGATTTTGTTTAGAGTCTTGATGCACATGCTGAGTGGAAGCTGCTAGTAATTTTTGAGCCTCAGCAATAATCGGTTGAACTTTAAGCACGTCAAAAGGCTTACCGAGGGCAGCACTAGTATATCCGTCACACTGCTTGAGGTACCATAGCGTCAAATGCTGCTTCAAATGCTCTAGGCAGGCTGGAATAAATATAGGGGCTACAATGGGGTTAGAACCAAAGATCGGATCTTGAGCGTAACTCAAATGCGTTAGAAAGTGAGCTATGTGATCTTGAGACGGAAAAGCCCCAACGGGTTTACCGAGGGTCATAGATACATTCTCTAACGCTGGGTTCATGTCTTCTACTTCATGTGGATCAGGTAATACCCCATTCACGTCAGGAATCTTGATCTGTTTGAGGATTCGCTTCTCAACTTCTAAACGGTTGTACAAATCAGGATTAGTCTGAGCGCGAGCTGCGAGGGTTTGAATCTGCGCATAGCGTTGTGACTCAGCAAAGATGTGCGGGTCAGAAACAGGAATGACGTCAGTATTGCGCTCAAAATCATCTTTAGTGACTCCGAGTTCTTGAGCCATGTCATTCTTGGAATACTCATCCATGTACCAGCGGTTAAGACGAGCGAGTATCATCAAAACTTTTTTCTGTGATTCGTGCAGTCTAGCATGTACCGAGCTAAACACTACTGAACCTTGCTCAATCAGGGCTTGGGCAGTACCGACAGGCATAGTATTACTTGCGTCAGCAATTTTTTCTTCACTCGTGGAGACTACACCTTTTGCAGCGGCATCTAACCAACCTAGTAATTGAAATAAAACAGGACTAGGTTGATTGAAAGGTACAGGCATTGCAATCTTACGAATGTCATCTACTCCTGGCGCGCCTTCAATCTCAGATACTTGCGTAGGTTCGATGACTGTAGATTGACCTGAGATCTTCGCACCTTTAAGTTTAAGCATTGTGGGGGCGGTGTTGATGTGCGCGGAGTCGAGCAGAGCGCGTAATGCACCAGTAAGAGCAGCAGATAACCCACCAATAAGATGAGGTAAGCCAATAGCATAAGCACCACGCCAAGGTATGAATTTAAACTCAATAATCCAGTCCAACTTACTGAGGGTATCATCACCATCCTCCCAATTTCGATAGAGTCCAACTACAGTACGCTCGTTCTCATCAATCATCATGATGTACGGAGCACGTTCACCTTTACTGAACTCGTCGGCTTCTAATTCTAACCATGTCGCAATATGGTAAACACGACGGATACCGTCAATGTTGTCAGCTTGAGACTTACGACCTTCAATCTTATTGTTTGCTTTTTCAGCTTTGCTTTCTTCTGGCTCTTGAGAGGCACGGAAGATGTCTGTGTCAATGTAAAGACCAGATGAAACACGTAACTCATATTCCTCTTGAGTTATGTCTTGCACCTCGGTTACGCGTTGGGCAGTGTAAAAGTTACCAGCGGCGAACGGAAGGTAGATATTATCAATCGGGACGAACTCAGCGCGTGGGCGACGTTGCTGGGCATCGTGCCACATCTTGAGGTACTGACTACCCCCGAGTGGGAGTTGTGAGGTTAATTGTTCTTCCTCATCTCTAAACTCAGGAATCTGCTCAGTAAGTTGCCAATTCATATAATCACGCTTGCGCTCTGCTTTAGAGACTTTTTGCTCGCTAGCTTCGCCAATAATCTTTGTACGTACTGGTCCGTCAGGTGGAAATAATTCCTTAATCGCCCGAGCCGAGAAGTCAACACAGGACTCCGCCATGACTGGGTGAACGACCTTACTAGCACCTTGAAACTGAGCACCACCAGGAGCATCATGCCCTAAGCCAGTGCGGCGCAGTCCTTCTTCATACTGCTTGTCTCGGTCTTCCCGTGCTTCTTTATCTTTCTCGATCAAGTCAAGATACTTTAATCCTAGGCTCGCCGTGTCCCATGAGTCAAGAGTGTCAGCGAGGTTCTCATAAAAGTCTGGGGACTCATCTGGTCCTTTAGTAGTCAAGCGTACAATAGCTGAGCCGTCTTCCTGCTCTTCTACCTCGGACTCTTCTTCTGGAATGTCAAATATAGAATCCTCATCATCTTGAGAAGCAGGCTCACCGCTTAAAGGGGCTATGTGACGTTCGTATTCCTGCGGGATGGGCATTTGAGCCATTATTTATTCCTAAGTATTGTGAGGCGCATTTCGTCCATTGATGGAATTTTAACTGATCCACCACTTTTGTAAACTGGATTCTTTGCGCTAATTTCATTTCTGAGTAAACCGTCTCCGCCAGAGCCACCTGAACCGCTTTTTGCTGGCAATCGACCTTGGTCAATCATACGTTGTTCAAGAGTGCGTGGCTCATTGGCTTTGCGTTCGGCTTCGTCAACTCTACTTTTTGCGAATAGCTCTTCTCGCATTTGAGCGGGAGTTAAGGCGG